GTTACAGGTACATCGTTTATTGGTGTTGCAACATCAGCTCAATACGCTGACTTGGCAGAAAAATACACAGCTGACGCTGAGTATGCTCCGGGTACAGTGGTATCGTTTGGTGGTGATGCCGAAGTTACTGCAAGTACAGATGCCGACACTCGTGTTGCAGGTGTTGTTTCTACAAACCCTGCGTTTACCATGAACAACAACTTGGTTGCTGATCATGTGGTCACTGTGGCATTTACTGGTCGTGTACCATGTCGTGTTGCTGGAACTGTACGCAAAGGTGATTTGATGGTATCTGCTGGAAATGGTTTGGCCCGCGCCGAATCAAATCCTGCACCAGGAACAATCATTGGTAAAGCTCTTGCTAACCATGATGGTGCCGAAGGTACAATCGAAGTTGTAGTCGGACGCTTCTAAAAGGTTTATACTAGCAGGCAACTGCTGGTATTACCTACCGAGAATAGGACCCAACGGTCCTATTCTTTTGGCTAAATATAGATAACAAAATGGAAAACAAATGGGATTAACCAAACCTCGTGCATCGCAAATTCTTGATTTAGATTACAAACAAGCAACCCGTGTGATAACTGTTGCTGATGTAACACTAAGTAGTGGTGCTCCGTTGGTGGTTGACGGAGTGTCGTTGAACGCAGGCGATCGTGTTCTAGTGACTGGTCAAAGTACCGGCAGCCAAAACGGAATTTATGTAGTAACAGTAGTTGGCGTAGGGTCAGACGGAACATGGGCTCGTACAAATGATGCCAACGAAGATGATGAGATTTCTGGCGGCATGATTATTATGGTTACCGAAGGCTCTGTTTACCAAGACACTCAGTGGAAACTAACAACCAACGACCCTATTGAACTGGGAGTGACCAGTTTAACTTTTGTAATCAATATTTTAAGCAGCGTGGGCGGTGCCAATACACAAGTACAAATAAATGATGCTGGCACATTAAGTGGATTTGGCAACTTTGTGTTTGATAAAATAACAAATGTTCTTTCAGTTACAGGCAACGTTGCTGGGACATATATATTAGGCGATGGTAGTCAGTTGACTGGCTTGCCAGCAGGGTATGCTGACTCAGATGTTGCTGCATACTTGACCAGTGGTACGGTCAGCACTGATATCAAGACAACTGCAACAATCAGTGCCACTGGTACAGTTACAGGTTCGTCATTTGTTGGTGTTGCAACATCGGCTCAATACGCTGACTTGGCAGAAAATTACCTTGCAGACTATTCTTACAACGCAGGCACAGTTGTTGAATTTGGCGGCAGCGCAGAAGTTACTATTTCTTCCACAAGTCATAGCACCGCGGTTGCTGGTATTGTCAGCACTGACCCTGCTTACTTAATGAACTCTCATTTAGTAGGTGAACATGTTGTTGCTGTTGCATTAACAGGGCGTGTTCCGTGTGTGGTACAAGGTCCTGTGAAAAAAGGAACTGTGCTAGTTGCTGGAACAATACCCGGAACAGCTATGGCTATTGATAATTTAATATTTCAACCTGGTTGTGTAGTGGGCAAAGCATTGGAATTGATTGATTCTGTTGATGTAAAAACTATCGAAGTGGCGGTGGGAAGATTATGATCAGAGAACAATACCGTAGTGATTATGAAGGTGAATTTGTAATCACCGAAAGCAAATGGTCTGCAGGCAAAAAAAGTCAAAATAGAGAATGGGTAGAAAACCCAATCAACAACCAACACGTCAGTGGCCGCGCTGCTTGTATTGTTGGCAACATTGACAAAGAACGTTTTGACTACACACGACTGCAACGCCATAAAGGCGGACTACTAAGCTCTAAAAAATTACAAACATATGGCACTGGGTCTATCACCAAAGAAATGCGTTTGGATTTTGCTGTTGAAATCAATAGACCAATACTACAGGATATATTAGATCGCAAATACTCAACTGACAATATTGTGTACACCACTACCAGAAACTGTTTGGTAAATCCAGGAGAGTTTTATTTGATTCCGTACAATACACTTATGGCAATGGAAGCACTTATGCTTTGGTTGGCAGCGTTTGACGGACATAAAGAAATCTTTATGATAGGATACAACAATTTAACAAATGGCACAACCAGCGAATGGATGTCACATGTGAACACAGTTATCGGTGTGTTTCAATCTGTTAAATTTACGTTGGTTGGCGAAGAAACTTCTATGCCAATAGCATGGCGCAAAAACGCCAATGTTGATTGTATAGACTACCGCAGTTTTGTCACATACTGCGATGTCAGGTAATACTGTTTTCGATAGTGGACATTTTACCACGAACAGCATCAAAATTCACAGTTGACCATAACCCAGGGTGCATGGGCCTAGGCCAAGTGCCACTGGCAATCCACGCCCACCCAATGTGCTCTTCGTTCAATACTGGAGCAAACTCGTTAGCAACACTACAAAAGAATGTGTGATAAAAAAATCCGCCATCTGCACTGGTAAACTTTTCTATTGGTACCAACTTTAAATAGTAAGGCATTGAACCCAATTCTTCTTCGCACTCTCTAACCATTGCTGCCATCAGTGTTTCGTCTGCTTCTACTTTACCTCCGGGTAGCCCCCAAGAGTCTGGATGTCTTGTATCGTTGCGCAACAAATAAAGATACCGCTGTGTGCTGACGCTAAAAAACCAAACACCAACTGCGTTCAAAGTACTATTCTCCATTGCCCACCAGGATATAATCCTTGGTAACTCTTGACCCAAGTTGTGCCTGTCCACTTGTATTGTAATGCAGTGGTGATGTTTGTTACATACTGTAAATTATCTGGGCTTGATGTATTGTCAAACAACACTTGCCAGCGACTGTCAATGTATTCAATAATGTCATTGGCTTTGGCAACCAAGGGTTGTCCCACTGTACCTTCCCAGTCAGCCGCATTGCCTGTGTTGCTGCCTGTGGCTTCGGTCAACAAGTAACGTTGTCCAACAGCCGCAGCTGGTAACCCATTGCCCGGGCCACTGCGCAATGGGTCAATGACAGACCTCACTGGTGATAATGTATTTTGTGGCTTTGAATCTTCGTCAATTGTAAACAACATAAAGCGATCATCGCTTGGATCATATGCAACAGTACCAGCAACTTCAGTGCCGTCTTCTTGTTCTAAGAATATTTGACTAATGCCAGGACGTAACACGCCATACGCACCCACCAAGCCTGTCCATAACAAGTTGCTGGCCGGAGAGTCGGCAGGTGCCAAACTTGAATTTGGTTGATCAACCACAGCACTAGGACGCAGTGCTTGCAATTTATTACCAATCAACAATGTTTGGTAATCCCACGGAGTGATCACAATCCGTGTGCCCATCAACAAATCATTATCTAGCACAGCGTTGGATGCATCGCCATTGGCGTCGTGTATGTTGGCAATAATACGTTCAACTACACCTAACTTCTTGACCTTGGCCGGACTTGTGATCCAAATTGGCAACGTGAATGTCAATGTTGCTACATCAATGTTGTCGTCTGTGCCAACAGGCACTGATCTAGAAGTCCATTGCGAAGATTCCAACTGAACAATACTCAAACTGGTCCAGTCAATGTAATTGTCTGTGCTTTGTATTTCCAATGCAGGGTTAAACAACACTGCTATTTGTTCTAACAATTGAAACTTTTGATTTGTATTGGACGTCCATACATCCAGTTTCAATGTCAACTTGTACGGCACAGGCATCAATCGTTCAAGTGTAAATGCATTGCCTTGTGTGGTTTCGTATGTCTGGGTATTCTCGTCGTATGTGCGTTGGCGTACCGAAGTCTTGCTTACAAAATATGGTTCTTGCATCCGCGGACGATCGTAATCAAATCCTGAAATGTAAAACGACATTATCGGAACAGATGTCATGAAGTTTGCTGAATTATTTTGTATAATAGTTTGTACTTGACGGCTTGAATCACCGTAACGAATTGGAACACGAACCAATGTGTGTGCAGTTCCTGCTTCGTTACGTCCGTATTCTACTTGAAAGTTCGAAAAAATACGTGTGAATTGTAAAAGGAAACGACGTATTTGTTCATCATAAAAGAACATTGGGTTAGAAGTTGAAGGTACAGTTGCCATTGTTTATTAACCGCCGTTGTCTGCGTCTGGTTTGAGTATGTCACTTAAACTTTGACGACTTGGAATAGCACCACGATCAGTGGTTTGCACAGTTTCTCTATTGTTGACAAAGCCTGCTCTTAGTGAAGAATTTTTGTATGTGGTTTCGTTGTAACCGGTTGCTGGTTCAAATACAGGTGCAGTACGCACACTGTCTTCAATTTTGATCCATGATCCGCCATTGAATCGGAACAAACGATTTGGAAAGTAATCCAAGCGCAATGCATAGTCACCGGCAGCTGGATTAGACGGAAATCCAACACCGGCTGTAATTGGCAAGCCGTTGGGAGCAACACCGTCTCCTGTTAAATAACCAACTGTGTAACCGTCAGCGCGTGGTGTGATACCTTGGCCGCCTTGTGTACCATCCACCGTCGGCGATGAATCATCGGCAGTGAGTCCTTCTTGAGCAGGTTGTCCGTCTTCTGCGCTAGGAAGAATATAAAACTTAACAGTATCGTACCCTGTCAATGGAACCTCTACTGCTGCTTGTGTTAGTATAGCATCGTTTATTTGTAAATCTTTTGTGCGTGTAGAAGTTTTGCCAGCAATTGTATCTGGAGTTTTTACTGTCCAGTAAGTTGCATCAGTGACAGGTGTTCCAGGCGGAACTTCTCTACTGGCAGTGTAAAATGTATCGCCGTTGTTGACAACAGTACCAGCAGGATATAAATTACCCGGATCCCAGATATTGTCTGGTTCAAATGCTTGTTTAGTAATACTGTTGTATTCTTGGGCATTGACCATTGGGGTAACTTTGACGCGCCACAAGTGCGGCAGCCAAGTTTGACTAAAGCCTTCTGCTGCAAATGATGCATCTTGAACCACATACCATTTGGGCAATGCTTTTACAATGCTGGTATCCAGTGGATGATAATCTTTCAAGTTAGGAACTTCAATTACATCTCCGCTCATAAGTTTACGGCCAATTGTGTCCATCATATCATTATAATGGAATGTAATAAACAATGTATCATTGTTTAGAAATAATCCAAATTGTGTCAGATCAAAATCAATATCCGATACACGATAAACGCCGCGTTGAACATATACATCTGGATCGTATTGGCGATCCCTATTTTCTAACAATAATAAATCTTCAATAAAAAGAGGATTTGCAGTATCATAAACAGGCAATGTAGCATCTGCATTGCCGGGATCACCTGTGGATGGTCCAATGTATTTGTGGATATATATGTCAAGCCCGCCTATGGTGTACATTTCGGATATAGTTCTATCCAAAAATTTATAATCGGAGGTTTTATTTGGTCTATATAAACTTAAACGGGGCATAGTCTATTATTTAGCTATTCTTTTTGGCACTTGACCTGAAAAACAGCTTGTGCTATAATAACAGCATAATTAGCAGTTTGGAGAACCATATGAATGCAACACCCGCCCGTATCAAAGCACTGAACCCACGTAGCCCTGACACCAAAGTTCTAGGCGACGAACCCACATGGACAACCCAGCCCATCCCTCAACGCCGAGTTGGGGTGATATCAGCTGCATTCAATTGGTACAATTACTTTTACAGTAAAAAAGATGCCCGTGATATGGTTGTTGCATATTTAGAACACCACGGTCGTAAGGCAGACGTCAAACGCTTTCGCGGAGTAAGTGATAGTACTTTGCGCACAACCACTGCTTGGTTGTGCCGCATGAGTATGGTAGGACTGCAACTTACCGAGCATGAGCAAGAAAAACTTGACACAATGCTCAATGAAACACTTGACTCAAAACAACAAGAAGCAGCAGCAGCAGTAGATCCAAATGCAGCGGCTGTTGTCAAGATCACTATTCAAGATCGCTTGCGTGTAAAAGTAAGCGAATGTGCCGGCGAACTTGACGGTATGTTTGACGAGTTCATTGCCGACGGCGCCAAGATGAGTGCAAGCTACAAACCTATTTCTACTATCCGTGGCATGAACGTGGCACCGCAAATGATCAAGGACATTGCTAATATTTGGCAAGAAAAACTTCCAGAGTTTGAAGAAGCGCTTGCCGGAAAGGACAAAGATCTAAACGAAGCATACAGTCAGTTTACTAAAATTCAATTGCGCAACATAGTTAAGTTTTGTGAAACAGTGATCAACGACTGCGGTGCATACGTTCAAATCAAGAAAGTTGAACGCAAGCCACGCCAGACAAAAGTTGCCAGTCCTGAAAAACGTGCAGCAAAGTTCAAGTATCAAACTGAGTTTGCGGATCTTAAAATCAAAAGTTTGCCTGCTTCCAGTTTGGTGGACAAGAGCGAAGCCTGGTTGTACGATAGTAAAAAGCGTAAACTTATCCATGTGGTAGCGGACACACATGTGGGGTCGTTTACTGTAAAAAGCAACAGTATCATTGGGTTCTCAACAGTGGAAAGTCAGCAACGAACTGTGCGCAAACCTGCTGAAGTTATAAAAGCAATGAGCGCAGCAGGCAAGCCTGCTGCCAGGAAAATCTACAAAGACCTAACCACAACAGAAACTGTGTTCAACGGTCGCGGCACAGAGAACTTGATCATACTGAAATCGTGGTAAATAAGTAGGAACGGAGTTCCTACATGGCTATTGAAGTTGAAACAAGTCTTAATACATTAAAACAAGATCTAATTGAGTATGTGCGCCTACAACTGGGTGCTCAGATCATTGATCTTGAACTAGATGCTGAACATTACGAAGCTGCTTATCAACGTACACTAGGCGTTTATCGCCAACGTGCCCAAAACGCTTACGAAGAAAGCTATAGCTATTTGGAACTGGTAGACGGTGTTGCTCTTTATGATCTGCCACAGGAAGTTATTCAAGTCAAGCAAATCTTCCGTAGAACATTTGGAAATTCCCAAGGGCCGTTTGCATCAAACTTTGATCCATTTGCTCAGGCGCAGATGAGTGTTTACCTGATGAACTTCAACGTATCAGGTGGACTTGCTACATATGATTTCTACAGTCAATACGTTGAACTAGCCGCAAGAATGTTTGGTGGCTACATGAACTTTACATGGAATCCGGTTACTAAAAAACTACAATTGATACGTGATCCAAATGGCTCCGGCGAAAATGTATTGCTATGGACATATAACCTAAAGCCAGAATTTAATTTGTTGCGCGATTTTCAAATATCACAATGGGTGCGTGATTTTATGGTTGCCAACTGTAAAATGATCATCGGAGAAGCTCGTGAAAAGTTTGCGTCAATTGCTGGTCCACAAGGAGGTTCTACGCTAAACGGTTCTGCAATGAAATCCGAAGCACAAACACAAATGGATTTCTTGGTCCAGGATCTCAAGAACTATGTCGACGGTTCGGAGCCGTTGTACTGGGTAATTGGATAATGAGAGCAAGCGAATTTATAACCGAACACACGCTGGTCTGGGCACGTAAAAAAGGCAGCGGTACGCCTGTTATGAAATGGCGTTGCGCCAGCGGACCGCGCAAAGGACGCGTAGTGCCTACAGCATCCAAATGTGGCGATGCTCCGGACATAGCTGCAAAAGAACGTATGAAAAAAACTCGAGCCAAAACAAAAATCATACAAGCACGTAGGGCTAAAAAAAC